GCGAGACATAAGTCAGTGACCGCCACAAGAGCAGCCACCATCAGGAGCCACGACTTTGCCTGACACGCGGCGGCGAACGCCACGAATCAGGCCCCCGTTGTCGGCGACGGCTACTCGGGTGCCGACACGACGTCGCAGAGACCGGATCGGCCCGCCGTCATACCAGTCGAAGCCGACGGCCGCATCCATCATAGCCAACTGCCGCGCGAGCTCCTCTGGTGAGAAGTTCGGGGCGTTGAGGGCTTCAACCAAACCCTGAACGCGTGAAGGGCCGGCCGGCTCAACAGGGCTAGACGGCTGGACAGAAACAGCGGGAAGGGCGGGAAGCGACTCAGGAACCACGACGACCCGGCGCTTGCGACGCCGTCGGCGACGCCGGTCAAGGGCTTCCTCCCCGAAGGAGTCGAAGTGCTCGTCAAACCCAATGGTCTGTCGAAGCCGCTCGATGATCGATTGGGCCTCACCAATCAGGCCGCCTTCCGTCCACGTGACCGTTTGGGGCGGGGGGGACGGGGGTGCCGCCTGGGCGGCACGTCGGCGGAAGAAGAAGTACCAGACGGCAAGCGCCGCCAAGCCAAGATACAGCAGGTTGTATTTCAAGTTTCGGCCTCGAGAGGGGTTTCTTGGGAAGCGGCATCACGCGAGAGATGCGATACTACCGCGAGCACGTCCTCAGGAATGGGACGCGTAAACATAAGCATAGGGAGATCCTCAGCGTTTCTGGTCCGCCCCGCGAGAGCGTCACCAATGTCGATGAGATAAAGGCCCTTGTTAGAGGGTGAGGCGTACACCACGGAGTTATCCACCGAAATGGCAAGCGCCGTAGTGAAGATGTCCGCGAACGAGACCATGGACATGTCCACAACCCGACTGTTGAAAGCCGGGACAGGGGCCGACTCGTGGGTCTTCTCAACAGGCGCCGCCTCAGGCTCAACGGGAGTGGGCGCCTCGCCCGCCAGCTCCCCACTGGGAGAGGGCTCTTCACTCGCCCCGGAGGGAGAAGTAGCGTCGCCAATCAAAACCTCGTCCGTCAGTTGCATACACCGCCTCCTCGTGATAGAGATCAAGAAGTCCAAGACGCCTAAAGAGAGCTAATTGCTGAGACGTAACGCCACGGGCTAGTGCTTCGCGCACCATACGAAGTGAACGCTCCAGCCCCTGGGGGCCGCGTGCCTCCTCTTCCATCATCGCCGCGAGATCCGGGGATAGAGCGTAGCGTGAAGGTCGAGTAAGCTCATCCCTCGTGTAGGGTAGCTCTCCACAAATCGAGAGAGCGACATCCAGCATGGGATCCTTCTGACAGGCTTGCCAGCGCACGTACGTACCAAAGCGCTCAAAGGCCGGGCCCAGAGCCTTAGACTCGCGCGTGGCCGTACGCATGGCAGCCCGGATCGCAGAAGTAAACGACTGCTTGCCCGGCCCCGGATACCATCTCATTAGGAAGACAGGATATCGCTCAAGCTTCCGCACATAGCCGAGTTCCTCGGCCCGCATTAGATAGGCGTCAACGTCAAGATCCCACGTCGTGAAGATCAGGCTGTCGTCACCTTGGACCCAAAAGTCCAGTGAACCTTCGTCCAGGGCTGACAAGACCTGGGGAATAGATCGGCCGGACGCCGCCGCAATGCACTCGCACAAAATACAAGCATTAACGACGGAATCATCTAATGTCGTGGAGATCAGCCCCGACGCCACGCCACCATCACGCTCATAGAGAGAGAGAGGGTCATCGCGGTGGAGGGGCCCACTCAGGACGCGCATGGTGAAGGAAGAGTCATAGAGATCGCGAAGCAAGCCGTTCGGCCAGACGTAGTACAGATCCCGAAGCTGCTCGAGATGGAGGAGCGACACCGTGTCATCAAAGTTACTGGCGTCGTCAGATAGTATCTGAACGGCACCGAAGCGAGCTACAGAGTCGTAGGACTTCATAAACTTGGCTTCCATAAACTCGTCGGCGCCGTGGCCGAAGCCATGCCAACGCTTAAGCCCAAGCTGATGCCACAAGATGACGCCACGAAGCATCTCATTGAACCAGGTAGGCACACCCTTGACATGCCGGCGCCTACAATACACGCCTGTCGTTTCACCAGTCTCAAACAGGCGGGGCCCCACCCATTCTCGGGTGGGGGTAGGCTTCCCCATTGGGCCCGTTCTACTGTGCGTGATGATGACAGGCTCGTCACCTAAGAAAGACAAACCGGCGCGTGAGTTCGCCTCCGCCACTAGCTTCCTGACGGCAGATAACGACGGAAGGGCGGATGCCTCCGCTGCAAACGCGAGGTGCGCAAGGAGATCATCTATCCCCGTGCCAAAGGTGGGCGCCCCGTGAGAGCTGTCGCTAGGCACACGCAACGAGTTGGACCCAAGAAAGTCAGAGTAAGAGGGCCAGCCATCGAGTGTTCGCTGGCGGAACCACGCAAGCAGACGTGGATCGAAGGGTCGTTGTTTCCGCTGCCTGAAATCGACGTCAGCTGGCACGTACCACCCAAAAGGCGCGCCATTTTCGGGCATCCACTTCTTGAGATGGCTTGCAGCAAAGGCTGCGGCTAGACCGGGTTGGGCGTTGAGAAGCGTAAGAGCATCACGCCCCGCCTCTGCGAAGGCCGTATAAGTCTCCGAGGTGTTCAGAAACTCACCCGGTTCGACGCCAGAAGGGGCCGAGAACTGATACTTCCGCGCCACCGACGAAAGCGCGCCATTTAGCTGAGAACGACTCACCCTCTGGTGGCGTCGGTCTACTAGGCGAGCTTCGCCAAAAGAGACCTCAGAAACAACAGGAATGCCAAAAGACATAAGGAATACCCCGAAGCCCACCCCCCCCTCCAAAAGGAGGGGGGGGATGGGCAAGAGAGAAAGATGTCAAGTGAGGCTCGAGAAGAGCTTCTGGGTCGCGGTGGGCTCGCCCGTAATCACGAACACGTGAGCTCGGGGGTCAAACTCCGAGAAGAGGCGGCCCGAATGCAGCTGGAAGACGTTCCCGAACGAGATCTCGTGGGTGACGCCAGCGGCTGTGGTGAAGCGACAAGGGGAGTCCCCGACAGCGGCGAAGCCGACGGAGGTGTTCCACTCGACGACATCGGGGCCCCTCAGAACAAAGGGCACATCGTCACGGACGGTGAGATCGGATAGGAACGTATCGAGGATGGAGTTGAGCCAAGGCTGATTGAGGTTTCGAAGACTCCTAAGCCAGGAGACCCACTCAGCCTCGACCATGCCTGTCTCCGCCAGCCATCCCTTCGTAGTGTTGTCGAAGAAATGGCATCGCTTCGATTCCACGAAGGAGCGCCCGACGACGTCCGATTCGCCAGGCACGCCCCGAAATTCGAGCAGATCACCTCCGTACTTAGAGAGAGTGCGCGTCATTGCATCCCGATTGATGGGACGCGGAACGAAGTAGGTGAAGCCCTCCGGAATGAGGGCCTTCAGCGTCTGGCCTGAACCGTCGACGGCCGTCGAGTCCGAACGCTTCACGCAGAGCGCGAGGGGCGAACGGGTAGAGGCCGCAGGGACAGGATCGCTGATAAGGGCGTCGGTGCTGGAGGTAGCGCTGCCAGCGAAGCTGGTCGCATCCACCACGAGATCGGTGACATAGCCGCCACGGCCGCTCGCAGCCTGACGGAAGCCGAACAGCCCAGCACCCTTGGTGTACAAACTGCCAATGTCGAGGCCTACCTGGCCGTGGACACAGAGCAGTTCGTGCAAGTCAGCCGTCAGCTTGTAGTAGCTAGCGGTAAAATCCGCGCGCACGCCAGCGGCGCCTAGGAAAGCACGCGGAAGGCCGGCCGAGCTATACGTCGTAAGACCGAGCTCGGCAAACGAACGCGCCCTCCGCTCCGACGAATCGGCGACGGACGAAGTGAACAGGGGCTCCACAACCCACGAATGAAGCGGCGTAACACGGAACTCGCCTGCCATGGGATTGATATACTCGACTGCCTGGGCCAGGGCGCCAGGGAGAGGGAGCTGACGGAGCGCCAATGCGTACGACCTGAAGCGGTCAAAATCGGCGGGCGAGATCTGTCGACGTTCCGCTTCAAGCCACTCGGGAATGTCGTAAATCACATCAAGCACCCGCCAGAGAGCAAGGAGTGGTGCGTAGGTGTGGGACGCGAAGTGCGCCCAGATGTACAGGGCCTCAGAGTAGGCTGAGAGCGGCTTACGCCGGAGATCGCCAGTAGCCAGGAAACCCAGCATTTCGGGGTCCGAGAAGTCGCGCTTTGCCAGCTTAAACAACGAGGTGAGGAGGTCCCAGCGCGCAAGCTCCTCAAAGACAGCGAGCAAACGCCTCGCTGAGGGGACGCCGGCAACTGGCGCCTCCGCAGCACCCAGGGTCCCGGCGACGGCCGTCTGCAGGTCCGAAATCGCGGCCTCAGCCCCGCCAACGTAGTACGCCTCGGTAGTCTCACCTGCGTTGTATTGCAACGTACGCGTCTGGTAGAAGTTCGTGTCGGAGGCCGACTGCTCGAAGAGCTCCCATACGTGGCTCTTCTGCCAATACGAGGACGCGCCATCAACGTTAGCAGCCAGGCCCGCTCGCGTCATCATCACGTCCGTGACGCCAAGCGGCTCACGCGCCGACCCGAGGATGAAGCGGTTGGCATACATGTCAACGAAAGCCATCGGTCCGACTTTGAGGCGCGAGCGAAGTTGGCGCATCGACGAGGCAAATGCCTCGCTGTTCTCGATGCCCACCAACGAGCCCTCGGACGTACCCGAACTGGAACCGGGCCCGCCGGGATTAGGGTCGCCTGCCATGCTAAGCGCCGCGTCCATGTACCCGAGAAGCACCTTGGTGTAGACGCCGGGTGCCAACCCGGCATAGAGGGCATCGAGTTCTCCCGGATTACGGGGAACAGTGACCTTCTCGCCCAAGACAAACGGGCGTGCGAAGTCGTACGAGGAGAGGGTGAGGAGAGGCTGAGGACGGATCCTCGAGCCAACTGGGCGCAGGGCAGGACCCTGGCTCTTAATCGGGTGAAGCATGTGTGTTCTCGCGAGTTCCTAAGCATATAAAAGAGCTCTAATAAAGGCGGGCCCCGCGAACGGGGCCCGCCCTACCTCTAGAACGACCTCACTCCATCTCGACGCCGTCGAGTTCGACGACGTCGAACTCCTCGTCGTATTCCTCACCGTCGAAGAGGGGCTGTCCCGCCTGCGGCATGAGACCCTGCCCGGAGTACCACCGCCAGGCGAGCCACCCGAGGAGAACGCCGATCAGCATTTGCTGGTTCATAACTTCTTGAGACCTTTCTTGAGCTCGTCCGCGAGCTCGTGATTTGCATTGGAACCGATAAGCACGTCCAGCACCGTCACACGGCGCTGCTTAGCCAAGGAAGCCGCCTGCTGAAGCACGTTCAGGAGGTGATTCTTGTCGGCCTGGGTACCGGGAAGGAAGTTCAGAAGCTGGGCTCGAATAGCAGAGCCAGCACCTCGCCCCTCAATGACGTCAGAGAAGGTGACGGACCCCGAAGAGAATGATGACATCAAAGGCATCAGCTGCATCATCATCATCATCATGTCATTATTCATTGGTACCTCGCAAGCCAAGACAGGCGGTGTTTAACGCACACATGTTTGACGAAACGCGTGCGTGGCGCCTCGTTCGAACGCTTCGTCTCCTCAGCGTCCGCGACGATGGCGTCTTCAAGCTCGGAGAGAGCGACCGGCCCATACGCATCAATTACCCATGCGATCAGGGCCGGTCGCTTGTCGAGCTCGGCGTAGTAGATGGAAATGAACTCGTCCCTCACAGACGGCTTGTAGAGCGGCTTCCTAGGATCCATCAGATGCTCCTCGCGATGCGGGCGAGACGCCCCGAGGCGTTAGACCAGCTGGTGAACGTGTCGTCGACTTCGCGCTGCCCACGCACAAGGAGCGTGGCGAAGACGGTTGCATTCTGCGGCACACGGCCGGCGGCGGTGTCGGCTACCACGACATTCTGGGCGGCCTGGACGGTCACGGGGGTGGCCGTCTCGAGGATGGGACGAAGCGCAGCAGGTGCATAGACAAAGCGTCCGAGCACCTGGACAGCTGGGAAGACCCAAGCCTCGACCTGCTTGACGCCACCCGGGTCCGAGAAGGCGGGGTCGACGGTGAACGTGTTGTTCATCGACTCGCCTGCGAAGTTCGACCACGTCACGGTGAACGTCATACCGCCAAGCGTAACCTGGTTGCTCGCGTTAACGCGGATGTAGACGCCGTAGACAGGCATGGGCACGAGGCCAGTGGTACCCGACTTAGCGTTGATGGTGAGCGTCGAGCCCGTGCCCGGGGAGTTGACACCCGCGCTCGAGTCGGTGTAGGGCGTCGCCTGGGGATATGTGGCCGCAATCGACTGAATCACGTCCGTAGCGCGAGAGGCAGTCGTTGCGTAAGTAGCAGAGCGGACGGTGCACCCGCGGGTCGCGATCGCCGGGATCGCGCCACTACGGGTAGCCACCTCATTGAGCAGCTGCCGCAGGGAAGAGGTGTTCGAGCCGAAGCCCGAGGGGACGTTGGTGTTAACGACAGACATTGGACCTCACAGAGAGAAGAACCTACGATTTCTAGAGTCATGAAGAGTGGTGTCAAGCGCCGTAGCCAACGCACGAATCTGATCATGCGACAACCCGAGCCTATAACCCTCATCGATAACATGGAGTACTTCGTGGATTAGGGCGCGCCTTTCCCGAACCCTCTTCGGCGCGCAAGCGCGCACGGTGATAGAC